GTCCATCAATATCGAATAAATAAACTCCGAATTTCTCACATGAAACACCTTGTAATTTACCAATTAATACAGATGATGCTTCAGGCATAGTAGCCTTGAATGAACGAACACCATCAGCTAATTTACGTTTAGTACCATCTTTATAAGTTTTAAACCTTGTGTCAGCAACTGGAAGTTCAACGTCTTTCAAGTCCTGAATAGGATAAAAACGTTTAGATTTATCAGCATGTTGTAATTTAGCAGTTAAATCAATAGTTGTTGACATATCAATACTGTTTCTCGTTCCATCGTTCGCAAATAAAGGAACTAAAAACATACCAGTAGTTTTTTTAAAGGCTGGAAGACAAGTCGCTAAACCTGTATTATTCATTCCAACACCACATAAACAAGAATCACTCATTTTTTTATAATTTTAAAATTTAACATTTACATTCTTTTCTTTTGTAGATAGGTAAAGTAATATCTAGTTGTACTCCTGATAAATCAGCATCTAGTATATTGTTTAAATATCCATTCTCATTTTCAGTACCGAAACGAGTAAACGGTTTTGAACTCCAACTTTCAATATAATCGAAAATTAGATTCTTATTGATAGCATCGACAAAACTATCTTTTAACCCCAACATCGGACTTACAACATTTTTACGATAATCTTTGATAAGATATTGCTTAGGGTTATTATCATCTAAAAATAAAACTCTTATTTTTGATTTTCTTTCAATAGATGACTTAATACCAAACTCTTGCTCCTCAATAGATTCTAGTAACCAAATTAATGGTAACTTATTTCGCATATCATTTGTCAAACTTAACCACTCACTATTAACCGCTAATTTAGTGCCTGACATAAATGTAGGCTCTTTGATAGTTAATATTTGACGTTTAGTAATGTTTGATGAGCCACTTGGTTTTGTTGCGGTAATAATTCCATTAGAATTAATAGCAGTAATTAACCAATTGTAAGTTCCATCATTTAAGTATTGATTAACTCGAACCCATTTATTATTACATAATTCAATAGTAAACACAGAACCAACAAATGATACAGAAACAACTTTAACAGTTAAATCAATTTTATCAATTATTTCGTCTTTTACTATGTCGAAAATGTCTTTCATAAAAAGTATTCGTATTTTAAATCTTTACCGTTAAATGTAGGGTAACTACTTGAGTTCTGTTGTATGTAACTTTGAATAGTTTTATAAGATTTTACATTGTCGTTAAATCTGCTTATTGATATACTATTTAAGTTTATACCTTCTGAATTTTCACTTTTGGGAGCAGTAACTCCAACAGAAGTTTGTTGTTGTTGTGTATCTAAAGTATAATGGTAATAGATAAACCCTAATAACATTTCTTTAATTCCGTTAGATTCAACTTCACCATTTATAAAAGTATCAACGTATAAAGGGTTAAATATAGTTTGATAAATAGCACTCGTTGGAACTCCATTAACTAAATTAGCAATAAACAAATCATACAAAGATTTACCTAACATTTTAACCAGGTATTCCTTTTCATACTTTGCGATATAACTATCAATCAAAGAAGTATTAAACTGAGTTAACGTTAACTCATATTTATTTACAAAATCACTATTTAAAACTATACTCATTATTTTATATATCCCAAACGTTTAAACAACTTAGCCAAATCAAAATGCAAATTAACCTTTAATTTTATTGGTAAGTGTTTAGATTTACCCGTACATTCAAATTCTAACTCTCCTTCAAAATGTTCTAATTCTACCACTTCGCTAATAACTTTCTTTGCCATCTTAAATAAAATTAAGGGAGTTATATTTCAAACTCCCTATATTAATATTATGCAGTTTCTAAAGCCGCTTTATCAGTTGAGAATGTACCCTTAACGAATGCAGTTCTATCGTTGTTTTTAACAACCATTGCACCTCTATACTCAGCGATGATAGTTCTAAGGTTTTTAGTGAAATCATTTCCATCTAATCCCATTTCAATAGATAATGTGCCTAAATCGTAAAGAGTAGCTAAATTGAAAGCACCAACTAAATAAGTACCAGCAGTTACTAAAGTAGTTTTAACGATTGGAATACCATCTAAAGATAATTGACCAGCAATCATTTGCAATCTTTCAACATAACGTTTGTCTGTTGCAGAAACTTTAATTACTAATAATTTAGCGACATCTGTTGGGTGCATCAAAATAGCAGTTGGTTCAGGTTGTTCAGCAATTGCAATTTGGTTAATTGCTACAACTAAAACATCAGCTTCGTTTGCGTTATCAATTGCTAAAGCGAAATCACCAGCTGAAAATGCAGTTCCAGTTGTTCTAACTCCGTTCATTGCTGGAGCAGTTCCATCACCTGAATAAGCCGTTAACTCAACATCTTTGTTTAATTCACGTAACAACTCGTTGTTAATTTCTGATTCAATAAAATCAATATCGTCTAACATCTCAGTAGATACTTTGATGAAAGCTGAACGTTTAACAACAACTTGAGAAGCAACAACTAAATTGAAATCAATTTGATTTTTTGTTGCACCTTCAGCAGTTCCACCAGCAGTACCTTCTTTACCTGATTGGTAAACCCATGAGATAAGATTAGATGTTGCTTTACCTCTTGACACTAAATCCATTAAACGAATACGTCTTGAAGCGATAGCATTTAACCCTTGAATACGTTGTTCAACTGGAACGTTTCCGCCTGATACGTTAGCACTTTCTAACATTGTACCAACCGCCTTAACAGTCATTTTAACCCATTGAGCATCTCTATTGTCTTTCAACGTTTTGATAGCGTCAGAGTTAGATTTAAGAGCTTCTTTAATAGAAGATTCTTTTACTGTTGAATTACCTTCTTTATTAGCTTTAATAGAAAGTCCGATTTCTTTCAACGCTTCGTTAAGGTTTTTCATTTGCTCCATTTGAGCATCTCTCAATTCAGAAACCGCTTTTTCAATATCTTCTTTCGTTGCTTTTGCATCTACTAAAGATTTTAATTCAGTTGCTTGAATGTCGTTAAATTCGTTATACAATCCTGCTAACTCTTCAGCAGTTTTTGTAGCGAATACTTCAGTTGTAATTCCTTTTGTTTGTAGGAATGTTTCAAATTTGTTCATTTGTTACTTTTTTAATAAGTTAATAAAAAATTGTTTTTGTTCGTTTTGAGTGTCCGTTGACGGCTCGTGTTTTGAAGTGTCATTATCAACGGCTTCAATATTTTTAACAGTTGGTGTAAGTGAATTTGATCCTTGCCACAATACACAACTATACTCTTTTAATTTTGCTTCTTTAACTACCCAAAAATAACCCATCTTATCAGCTAATTCTTGATTACCTAACATTGGATAAATTTCATTCCATAGTTTATATGCTTCTATTTCCTGAGGTTGTTTAACCGCAATTTGTAAATTAACATATTGCATACCTACTGAATGTTGATTTACTTCATTGTTTTTATAAGCATCATAAACTTGACAATTATAATCTTCAATCAATTCAGTTTCACCAATAACACAAATAGTTTTACCTTCCTTTTCAACTCCTAAATCAGACCAGTTAACATTTACTTCTTTAACAGATTTAACTTTACCTACTTTAGAATTAAATGAATGTTCATGATTATCAAAGTGAAATATTTTATTTGTACTTTCTTTGATTGATTTTGTAAAACAGCCTTTAACGTGAACATCTCCATGAGAATCTAACCAATAATAAGTATTTGCTATTACTTTAACTGTATTATTTTGCTCTTCGTCTTCTAATATTATTTTCGTTACATTTTCCTCTCCATCTTTTATAATGTGATTAGAAACGTTATCAGAGTGTTTATATGCACTCTTTTTGATATTAATAGCCTCTTGCTTATCTTTTAATATTTCTTCTAAAGTCATTTTTTAACTATTTCAGTTGAATTAATTTGTTTAAGCTTGTCTTTTTTCAGCTTCTTAATATCTATTATCTTAACTTCTTTTTCCATAGAGTGTTAATCTTTTAACAAAAATAATCATTTTTATATAATAATATGTAAATTTGTTAAAAAAATATATTTATATGAATTTTCTTCAAATTTTAGGACAGGGTCTTTATAACATTGGAACAAATAGATTTACTAAAACAACTCCTTTACAGTACTTCAATCAAAACTATTCAACTACCAAAGAGGAGTATGTAAGTATTAATGATAATGAATTC